CCCTGTCGTTGATGACGATGAAGACCTTCGTCCTCATAGATTTCAACTTCTTTTTTCACGGGCATGACAAAGCTGTCATTTGCACCCTGATCCAAACCGATGACAAGCTCAACGGCATGACCGGTGGCTAACGAACCACCAAGATCACTGGTGAAATAGGTTTGATATTCCTGATTGTCGCCAAATTCAAAGACATCATGCAGATTCACACCGAAAATTCGGGTGAGTGCAGGACCGTCATCAGCGGATTGATAAATTTCTCGTCGAGAAACTTCGTCCAACTGATCGACACCCCAGTTGCGGATATCTTCAATGGCTTCAGGCGAACAGTAAAGGTCGGTTAACCGACCGGGGGCGGAAGCACTGTTGCCACCACCATTACGACGCATGACAGTCTTCATCAGACTGATCAAACGCTTGGTGAATTGACCAGCGGCTGCGTCAGCATCATAAACCAAGATGTTGCGATCAACAGCTGCGGCCAATAACGTGTGCCAACCGTCGTCGTTAATCTTCTTAACGAACGAAGATTCAAGCACTTGCATGGCACGAGCGACTACGTTCCAATTGGCCTCACGAGCATACTTCAGCAAGAAGTCAATCGAGCTGGAAATGCCGTAAGTATTGATCATAACGTAATCACCTTCGACGTGTCGTTCAGGAATACGGCCATTGCCGGGATTCGTGTAAGCGACGTGATCCGTCTCGGTGCCGGGAGCCAAGAGATCCAATGGAAATTCTGGCGTAGCGCCGGGTTCCAGAGGCATGGCTTCATAAATTGAAGTGACGATATCGCCAAACAAAACACCTTTTCGGATGGGTGCTTCTAAGGCCTTGGCGATTTCTCGCTGGGCTGCAACAGCAACCATTTTGTCAGAACTACCCGATTGTTTGAGTAACTCAATAAATTCGGGTGTTGGTCTATTTTTCATGGACATGTTGTTGTCTCCTTTATTGGGTTATTGCTTAAGCGTT